ATGGATCCGGTTTGGGAGTATGAGTGGGAGTTCGTTCAGAGCGGTAAATGGGGCGGCGTGAAGCGCACCGGCTTCTGGATGACCGACTACGAGGCAGAGCGGTGGTGGGCGTATAGGGGCAGCGGGACGCGACGCCTCGATGAAACGAAGCGCGACCGGAATACCCACAAGGTGGATACGTCGTGCACGTTCACCGGTGCTGGCCGACCATGGGATAAGGGCGGCGTACCATACGGCTCGAAGGGCTGACGGGGGAAGGTGATGTTGGCCGAACAAGGCGATCTATTTAGCAAACATTGCAGTCGCTGCAAGGTGCTGAAGCCGTTCGATCAGTTCTCGACCAATGGATTGGGGAAGTGGAAGTCTCATTGCAAATCGTGCGGATCGAAAGCCTCCCGCGCCTATGAGGTTGCCAATGCGGAGGCCGTTGCCGCAAAGAAGGCTCATCGTTATCGCGAAAATATTGACGAGCACAAGCGCAAACGCGCCCAGAGGTATTGGAAGGATCCCGAGTCGGCGAAGGCATCTGCAAGAGCGTGGGGGGCGGCTAACAAGGAGCTAGCGAAAAAGCAAGCAACGAAATGGGCGCGTGAGAATCCAGAGGCGCGTGGCGCAATTCGGTCGCGAAATCTAGTAAGGAATCGTGATAAGTACAACGAATCGTCGCGGCTCAGAAAGCTCTTGTACCGACGCCTGAAGCCAGATGAATCAAGGGCAAAGGCTGCTTCGTACCGAGAGCGCAATCGCGCACGCATGACGGCATACGTTGCAATACGTCACGCGAGGAAGATGCGTGCCACGCCGCCTTGGGTCGATCAAGTGGCGATCTCGAAAATTTATTTTGCCGCAAATTTTCTCGGCATGGTGACGGGTGAGTGGTATCACGTCGATCATATCGTGCCGTTGCAGGGGCCGCTGGCGATGGATGGCCCGTTCAAAGGCGAACGCATCGTCAGCGGCTTGCACTGCGAGGCTAACTTGCAAGTCATACCAGGTAGATTGAACCAAAGCAAAAGCAATCGTTACTGGCCGGATATGCCTTAGGAAGTGACGGAATGGCTTGCCATGGAAGCGATCTTCTCAAGCCTGGATTCATAGTGGTCAATGTCGTGATCGCTGAACTTCCAGCCACCGGGCCATTGACTTCCTTCGATCACGGTGAATGCGCCGGCATCGCTCTGCAGCCAGATGTGTTGAGCAAGCGGTCGCGCTTGCCATCTGGGATCTACCCACGGCCATGAGCACCATCCATCCTCACCATTCACAACGCAAACCATAGCCGCTAACTCAGCGGAATATGTCCGATAGTAATCGGCAGCGAGAAATTTCGGTGCAGCGAACGAGTGCAGCGCGCCGATCTGCGCGGCCGGAACGAACAGCGGCGTCAGGTGCGTGCGTGACGCGCCTAGGCTGTGGCCGGCGACGTTGAACGCGGTGCCGTGCGGGACCTTACCGAGCGCCCAGTCCCAGACGTTCTGCATCCCGTCATACACGCCGGTCGTGACGCTGCCGCCTTTGACGGCCAGAGGCCGGAGCGAGACGTCAGCGAGGATGTCTTCGAGCGCGCCCTGGCTCGCGCGCGTGCCGGAGATGCTGAGATGCACCGCGCCGGTGGCGTCGGTCGAGAGAACGGCTTGATGCGACCGATCCTGGAACTGACCGATCCACGTGTCGCCGAGCGCCGCGAAGGCGGCAGCGCTCGCATCGTCGTTCTCGATATAGGCGGCGTTGGCCCGCTTCGCCGCCGTTACGATCGCCGCCCAGTCCATTACTGGCTCGCGGCGACGGGCGCAGAAGCGGCGGATGCCGTCGACGCCGGGGAGGCCGCCGCGGCTTGTTGCGCCTGCACCGTCGCGAGAACCTGATTCAGGATCGGTTGCGCGAGCGTCAGCCCGAGCAGAATCGCGGGTTGGTTCGGCAGCATCGGCAACGCGCCCACGAGCGTGATGAGCGCCGGGAACGCCGTGTTGTTGAGCGTTTCCAGATTCGTCACGTCGATCGTGTTGCCGGCCGCGCAGACCGACTTGTTGATGGCGATGATGCCCGGCTTCGTGGCATCGCTCGGGTCGCCATTCAACAGCACCTTCTGGCTCGCGTTCAGGAGCGGTGATGCAGCGATCACTGCAAGGTCGGCGTTGACGACCGGACAGAAGTCCGTCGCAAGTTGCTGCGGCGTGATGATGAGCTTGGGTGCGGACGTGGTGCCGTTCGTGGCGCAACCAGCGAAGAGCATGGACGCGACAAGGCCAACTGCGAGAAGCAGCTTCTTCATGAGGATTCCTTTGGAGTTATGCCGCGAGCGCGGCGGAAGGGTACTGCCGAGATGCGGATGGTTAAGCGGTCGGTGTGCTCTTCGATGCGGTGTAGCGCTGGCCGAGCCAGTGGGCAGCGGTGACGATGCCGACGGCGATCGAGACTTGCGCGTCGGCCGGCACGTCGATGTTGAAGTGTTTCACCAGCGCAGCGACTACCGTAACGACTGCTGCGGTGACTGCGCCGGCGGCGCCGGTGGAGGCGGGGGACGTGCTGTTCATAAATGCTCCTATGTTGCGTGGTGGATAACCTCGACTTCCGAGAACTGATACCCCTCCTTTGCGTACTTCTGTGCGATCCATAGAGGGAATGGCATCGCGTGAATACCCTCGTCTTTGCCGATGTGGTGCGCCTTGCAGAGCAGCATCCCATTAACGGTCATGTCGTCGACGAATTGCTCCCAGCTCGTGAAGGTCGCCCAATCGAAGGCGCGGATCCTTTCGCCCCACACGCCAGCAAGTGCGTCGGCCTTAAAGCGATCCCAGTCGATGAGTTCGGCAAGTGAGCGTTCGATAGGATGGTGATGGGCTTCAGGCGGATGGCCAGACTCTCCAGCCGTTGCGTTGCAGACGAAGCAGCGTCCGCCTTCACGCTCGATCAGTTCTTTGCGAGTGCGCTCGAACAAGGCGGTCGTTTTGCGCGGAGCATGTCCGGGGATGTTCACTTCGACGGAGAGGGTTTCTTTTTCGGTATGGGTCTGTTCGACTGTCATGGCAGAAATGAGAAAAGCCGCGCAAGGCGGCTATTTGATGGGCAATTGACGGCTATTTGCTCGTCCTACGCAATTCCATCAGCGACTGGCATAACTCCGGTTTCCATCGCTTGAGCGAGACGTTGTGAGCGGACTCCGACCTGTCGGGCCCAGAGCGACGCACGCATACCAGTCGCGGCCGCCGTGTAGTAGCCGAGCTTGATGTTCGTGAGGGTGTTACGGAAAGTCAGGAGGCCACTGATGCCCATGTTGAACGCCATGTTCGCGATCACCCTCTGGCGCACCTCATCCAGTCCGCTCCACCATGGAAGGTTGAAATCGAGCTTTGCCAGCGTCGACGTGATGTCGTTCGTCATTAACTGATTGACCTGATCGTCGGTGAGCGGGCAGACCCACCCAGCCGGTAGCGGCGATATCTGGCAGTTGTGGCCTACCCCGACCGTAGGTATGCCTGCGGTATCACGATAGATGGAATAGCGAACACCCTCATCGCGGCGCAACTCGGCCTCAAGCAGTGCGATGATCATAGGACCGCTGCCAGAAGATGGAAGACCTCTCCGAGAGGTGCCGGCACAGCCCTCCCTTCATGGATGCACCACAATCCATAGAGGACGCCGAGCGGCAACACGACGGGAATAAACACCTGGCGCAGCATGAATCGCCACGCCGCTGCGAGACGACACCCCAACCTCACAACAGCGACACCCTCGGCCCAGGTGGCCCGAATGAACGCAGTGTCGTCCGCGATCTTTTTCGTCGTCGATGTGTTGTCGGTCAGGTCCGTGCGCATCGCACTCATGCACTGCTCAATGCTATCCACGCGCTTCTCCAGTTCCGCTATGCGGTGCTGATCGGTCATTTGGTCCCCGGACAGAAATGAAAAAAGCCACCAGAAGGTGGCTTGCAGTTGGTATGGACGTAAAAAAACCGCCCGTAGGCGGTTGGTTTAGATGTCTAGTTTGCGAGAGCGCTTGCTCACTGGTATCTCGATATCGTCGCTGGTATCAAGAGCCTTTTCGATTGCCTTCCGGCGCGCCGCAATCTGTTCTGCGACTTCACTCATCCGTTTCGTTGCATCCATGAATTTCTTGGTCTTTTCCTCAGCTTCGCGCAAGAGTTGATCTGGGGCTTCTAGGAGTTCTTGAGAGTCCTTCAGCCACTCATCAACATCTGCTTTGATCGTCGGGTCACCATCCAGCACATCCTTTGGAATGTGGTAGACGGCAAGCCGAAGGCACAGAGCCAATTCGGCGAGTCGCAGATTTGCTTCCGCGAGTTGTTGCTCCACGTCAGCTAACTCAACACCAAGGCGAATTACGCCTCGCGCCATGTCGCCCGCTTGAGGATTCTCATAGCTGCGTTCAAGACGACTCACCATTTCTGCATTCAACGAATGACCACGTTCCGCCGCCGATTTGGTCAGGGAGGAGTGGAGGGCTGGTGGAAGCCGGAGAGCGGTCTTCACGTAGTCGTCTTGCTTGGCCATGCGCGCATTGTAGCGCGCGCCAGCGTGTGCCTCCAAAAAAATGGCAGAAAGCGATTGCCTCAGTTTTGAAGGCACTCTATACTGAACTCACTGCCTCAAATTTGGAGGCATTCGGAGGGAGTAATGAAAGAAGCGAAGATTCAACTCCGCCTTCCAATCGCATTACGAGATTGGTTCAAGTCGTATGCTGATTCGGAAAATCGCAGCATGAACGGTCAGATGATCGAACTGATCAAGGAAAAACAGGCGGCAGAAAAGGCAAAGACCCCGAACGCTTAATCTTGGCGGATGACGTTCGAGGCCTTTGGGTGCAGTGAACCTTAAGAGGTACACAACATGAAGAATGTTAGCACGGCTTCGGCCGTTGGCAAGTCACGTCTTGCCCTTGAAGTTGACCTGGTAGCGCTGACGAGCTACCTCGAAAGCGAACGCGCCTTTGCGGACGCAGCGACGTCCGCCGAAGAATTCCTGGCGCTCTCTCAGCAGCGCGGAGAGGTGTGCCATGCGTAACGCACCGGCTGCCTCACAACAGCTCGCAGAATCGCTCACCAGCCTCGACTGGGCGTCGCAGCAGATGTATGCCCATCTGTCGACGATATTCCTCGCGATCGAAAAGGTTTCCACGACGGAGCCTAACCTTGCGGCTTCGCTCGCGCGCCTCGGGGCCTACGTCACCGAAGCAGCGGTAGCTGATCTTGACGCTGTCGGCATCTCCCTCGACCGCACGATGAAGGAGGTTCACTGATGGAAGACGACCGCAAAGTCACTCCTGAAACATTGCCGGCGATCGTGTGGCGCGAAGCGAGCGTCATCACGACCGAATTGTTGGCAAAGCTGTATCAGACCGATGAGGCGCGCATTCGGCAAAACTTCATGCGGAATGCCGCGCGATTCGAAGAGGGGAAGCATTATTTCCGCCTTGAAGGCGACGACCTGAGGTCCTTCAAGGCACTGAGTATCTCAAAGATACTCAGTCGAAACACCCGCAGCTTGATCCTCTGGACGGAGCGCGGAGCCGCCCGACACGCCAAGATGATCGAGACCGATAAAGCTTGGGATGTCTTCGAAAAACTTGAAGACTGCTACTTCCGTCCACGAGAGCCACGGTTTGACGCAATTGACGAGATCTCGTCATCGCTTGAACGATTGCCGCTCTACCTCGGCGTCGCACGCATGGTCATCATTCGACGCCTCATGTTCAGCACGGCCTACACCAACGTCAGCCTGCGCGTCGGAGTTCTCCACTTCCGTGATATGACAAAGCGGAACGTCCTGATCGCGGATGGCTTCATTCGCCGCGTGGAGGCGGGGACCGCAACTGCAGAGGACTTTAGGACAATCCAGCACAACCGGAACCGGCTACTCGGCCCGGATGCGCAACTCAAACTGATCGAGGACTGAAAGCACAAACAAGTGCGCCCCGCACCGGCGGCAACCGGGCAGGGCGCGTGACACGAAACCCGAACTCTGACGTAAGGGAAACGAATCATGAAAAAGCATATCACGGCTTTGGCCGTAGCGATGACGCTCGGCTGCGCGGCTGCATCTCAGGCGCGCGCCGACAGCATCACCGACTACATAAAATTCGAAGCAGGTGTCGGCTTTGGCGTCGCCAAAGACATGGGCGACGGTACCTGGATTCAAGACGGATCTCCCGACAATTGCGAGAAGCTGACGTTTCCGGCGATTTTGGCCGGATTCACTGGTCCGGTTTTTCAACGTGGTGCATGGGATGTGCGGTGGCATCTTGATTACGCATATCTTGGCGAACAGCGAGCATCTGTAATGGGTGTACCTGACGACCAATACAATCCCAAAACGCATCAAATCGTCGACTACGATGGCGAACGCTATAGCCCGTTCAACGGCCACGGCCATCTCCAGGGCATACCGGCTACTCTTGACCTCGGCTATACGTACCGCGATTGGCGATTCGGCGCGGAGGCAGGTGCGTGGATTTACTGGCAGGCGTGGCACGAGAGTCTGTACGACCTCGCCAATCAGTGGGATGACCTGTCGCACAAGACGGTCGCTCAAGTCGGATTCGTTGCTGGAGCCTCTATTGAGCGCGGGCCGCTCAGCGTGAGCTACCGCTACTACCAAGTTAGCTCAAAGTGGAATCCTTACCCCGGCCTTGTGACCGGGGCTCACGTGTTAATGCTCAGGTACCGCTTCTAACAAGCAATCAGGATGCGCTGGGAGCTGTTGTCGCGACCAGCGCACCGTTTTCAACGGTGTAACCGGGCCTCGCCATGATCTGCTCTAACTGCTCGTCCTCAATCGCCAGCACTTCCTGCGTGGACGATACCGGCCCCGAACAGAATGCGACGATCTCGCCGGTCGCGATCACATACGTCACTGATGCCATCTATCGGCCCTCCTTCAAGGCGGCAATTTCCATCTTCATGCAGTCAAACTCGCGGAGCAGCTTGCGCAGGACTGCCGCATGAATCGGAATGATCTGCTGGTAATTGACGTGCAGCTCGGCATTCGCTGGCGAAACGAACCCGTCGTCATCGACCATCTCCGCCAAGTCGTCAACGTCATGAGACGTGAGCAACTGCACGAACCGACCATCCACGGCCTTGCCAACGTCCTGAGCAATGAACCCCGTCTCGGGAGCGCCTCGTTTGAGGTAGGTCTTAGGCTCGACCGTGCGAACAAACTTCTCTGCATCGGCCTCATTAAGCCCCTCGATCTGAGTCTTGATGCGAATATCTGACGTAGTCCAGAACTGGCCGGCCATTGACCCCGACGTCGTATAGAAGCCACATCCGAGAGAGCTTGTTGTCGTGGAGTTTCCTGCTCCTGTGTTATTCAGATAGCCGAAGGTGGACGCACTATGACTCACGGAACCCGTTGAGTTAACGGCACCACCTACTGATAGAGCCCCCCCAAAGGTAGATCCCGCGCCCGATGTGTCGAGGCCGCATGCCCCAGCAACAGTCAGCGTACCGCTCATGTTGATAAGGCCAGCAAACACCGCGCTGTTTGCCAGAGTCAGTGAGCCTCCATTTATTACGAGGCCGCCCTGGACGTTTATACCCCCAGCAGAAACCGCAATTCCGCCGCTGCTTACCGTGAGGTTTGTGACTGTTGGTGACGCTTTCGGGGCGTAAGACGTAAGCGCGCTCGTCATCTGCCCGTACTGCACTGCATGCTGGCTCTGCGTACCTGGTGCGACCTGGACTGCTGCGCCAGTGCATTCAACCAGAACCCACGAAGTGATATCGGCGCGGTAGATCAGATTCGCGCGTCCGCCTGCGACCGTCTCCCCACCCTGAAGCGCCTGATGAGCAGCTCCGACGACAGGAGCGGCCGCAATCACACCCGGGTTCGGCGTGAAGGTGGTTGCGCCGGTATTGGCCGCGGCCACCTTCACCCACACATCCATGCCGTCGATCAGCGTCGTGACCGGAATGGGGAATTTCGCCTGGATCGTGTTTGCGGTGCCGCTATCCACCCCGTATGTGAGGTTGCTCGTGACGATCGACTGCAGGATGCCGCTCGGCAGGATGGGCGAGCCGGTGTACTGGCTGATGTTCGAACTCGTCAGCGACGTCGCACCGTAGGGCACCGTCACCACCCATAGACCGACCCAGCCAGTATCCGGTGACGGCGTCGTCTGCGATCCGGTAGTCGCCGCCACACCAGCCTTGATCTGGTACGCGACGACGCCATCGCGGAACGTATTGCTCGTCGCGCCACTGTTGTTCGGGCCTGACCAGGGCGTCGACGGATTGGCGGCGTTGTAGAACTGCAGCACGACCGGCGACGTACCGCTCGTCGGATCGAGACTGATGTCTGAATCCTGATACTGAGCTTCGATCAGATAGTTGATCGACTGGCCGCTCGTCGTCGGCGCGGCAAGAGCGGGCGTCGTGTACGTGCCGAGTTGGATGCCTTGCTTGAGGATCTGGTAGGCCGTATTGGCGGGCAACGTGCCGCAGGCGGTCGCCTCCAGATTCTCCATTTGGTAGATCTCGCCGGCTCCGATCTGCACGGTCATGGTGGCCGGGCTCGTCGGAGTGCAGGGCAAGCCGTTGACGGTTCCGCCAGTCCCAAAGAGGGCCGCGCACACCTTGGCAACTGCCGTCATGTTGTTCTGGGCCTGCGCCGAGAACAGCCATTCGTACACCTGCTGGCCTACGTACGTTTCGACACGACGCATGAAAACTCCGGACGTAAAAAAGCCAGCTCTTGGCGGGCTCAGAAAGAGAAAAGCCGCCCGGAGGCGGCTTGGTGCTTTGTGTGTGGAATGACTACCGTTGTGGAAGCGTCCACGGATCCGGCCATGGCGCAGCCAGACTCTGCTCAAATGGATTGAGAACTCGCGGCTGCACAGTCAATATTGCAGGCACCTCAATTCCGCCGCCTAATTCAGGCGAGGGAGGAAATCCAGGTATTTCGTGATCTGTTTCTGTCTCGACATCCAAAGCATGTTTCAGCTGCTGGAATGACACATCGTACTGCTTTCCGTCGAGTATGAAGACGCAATCTACGATCTTTCTCGCACCATTGAACTTCGCCGATTCTTCTTCTTTGCGAATGTAAGCTTGGGATGCCTCGACTCTCAGAATATTGTATTGATCAAATACGACAGGCATTTCGCAATCCTCTTAGTAACGAGATCAACTACCGGTGCAATGGAACTGCACGGTATCTGTGCTGGTTCCCGTGAATGTGATTGACGTGCCAGACGTCTGCCCGACTTTTACGGCAGCCGCAGCAGTCGTGTCAATCGCGGTGCAAACATAGCTCGATGAAGATGTATAGACGGCGGATCCACTCAAAGTCACTGTGGCGGTTCCAGATGCAAGTGCGACGCTGCCTTGAACCATATGGGGAGCATTGACTGCCGTCCCCGTCGTTCCGTACAGCGGCATAGCCCCCGTAGTCGTAGCACTGAGCGCGCCTGTCACCGCAACGCCAGCCGCAAATGTGGTTGGTGGGCTAAACGCGAGTGTTCCGCCAGATGGCATCTGCGCTACGAATGCGCTGCCTGCGTTGTCGTAAATGTAAAGGTTATTATTCGCTAGCTTGCCGATCTGCCATTTGTTTGTGCCATTGTCGTTAAGCAGCAATTCGCTTGCCTGCGAACCTGCGTTATCAACGGTCACCGCTCCGGTCCCGGAGGGTGCCTTGGCAATGAACCCGCTGTTGGTCTGCAAGTTATGGCCGGAACCGCTGTCAGTGAGTGTCAGGTTCCCATTGCTCGCCACCTGATACTGCCACGAACGAACGGTTGCAGTGCCGTCAAAATACGTCTGCAATACAGGTTGGCTAGCGACATTTGAACCACTCGCGGATAACGCCCCGAAATTTGCGGCTTGCGTCGCGACGCCGTTTTGCGTGGCAAAACCGTAAGTCCACTTTGCGAGACCGGGGCTTTGAACTGACAGCGATCCGACTGTGAAACCATTTGCGGATACGGGTTGAGCGAGCGAACTGCCGAGCAGCGAAATACCTTGTACGGTCGTATTCGGGGACGTTACGTCGAAATCGTATTCTGTACCCGTTAGCTTCACTCCGGTAACGCTTGATGTTGCATATGTCGTGTTATCAATCAACACGTTGTTATTGCCCCAGCACGAAGCGTTATTTACGCCACATGTCTGAATGCTAAAGAAATTAACGCCGTTGCCAGTGGTGGGCGTTCCGATTCCATTCTGATTGTTGATGTAGCTGCTGAAACCACCGACCGTCGTTACGCTCGTCCCTGAGGGGATTGTCAATGCAGATTGATTAGCATCGTAAGATGTACACCCTGCGCAAATGCCCGTGTAGATGCTTTGGCCCGTAACGCCGCTTTTCGAAAGTGTCTGATTAAGCGCACCTCCTGAAGTGATGGCTGCACTGATCGATCCCGTCAAGCCGAATGTGCCAGTGAGACTCGGTGAGTTCGCGAGGACTACCGATCCGCTTCCTGTGGCGGTGCTAGCACCTGTGCCCCCACTTGTGACTGCGATCGGCGTCGATACCGTCAACGTCGGCACTGTCAGCGGCCCTGTAAGCGTACCTCCTGCTATCGGCACATAGAGCGAGAACTGACTGTTGAGCTGCGCAGCGGTCAGCACCTGTCCTGGCGTGAACTGGGCGTGCGCGATCGCGCTCAGGAAGAACAGGAGAAGGGCGAGGATACGTTTCATGAGAGCTGTGATTCGCCGAGGATGAAGGTCGAGTCGAGCGTCGGTACTGGCACGCCGTAATTGGTAATGCACACGCCGATGTTCGTAGCCACGGGTCTCGTGGCGTTGATTGCGGCGATGATGTCACTATCTGTGGCGGTCGTCGTCTCTGCCTCAAGCGACCCTGTGTAGCCGTGGGAGAGGGGTGCTCCCATTGCCGACCAGGTTGGTGCATCAGCATAAGCCGCGCCCGCGCTGCCGCCCGCGACCTGCGGGCGATACACCGTGATCAGCGCGCTATAGGGACATGCAAGTGACCCCATTCGCGCGACGCCGCAGAAGCTCGCTGGCCCAGAATTCACTCCCAGGCATCCGGTATCGAGCGGTCGGTTTGGCTCGAAGATGATCGGTGCGCGCCCGGTGAGCCGCGTCAACACGTTCATCATCGCGGGCCGCGTGGCACGCTGCTGTAAGATCGTGTACTGGATACGCGCGATGTAGCTGGCGTCGGTCTCGTTGGGCTTGCGCGGTAACGTGCCGCCGAAGAAGTCCGCAGCCCATAGATCGATCCAGCCGCCGGTTGATGTCTGCAGGCGCGTCTGCGCCCAGAAGAACATCACGAGCGCGTAGATGACCGCAAAAACTGATGCGATGCCCGCGAGAACCCCGCCAATGACCGGCGCTTCGCTCCAGTCGCCGAACCACCCTCGGGGCAGGTAAGACTGAAGGCGCGAGGTGATATCTGCTTGATCTCCCGTCGCCATATCAGTTCACCGTTACGCTGCCAGTCGTCGCCTCGAACACTTGCTGATACGTGATCGTCAGGTCTGACGTGCCGCCGTTGAGCAACACATTCGTGACGTTCGTCACGCCTTCAATCTGGTAAGCCTGCGCGGCCAGACTCGTGTAGGGCAAAGTAGCGCCGCTCGCGGTCGTTTCGATCTCGTTGATGTACGCGATGAGCGCCGCCTGTACTGCGGCCGTCACGGTCGAGTGCGTATAGCCGCTCGCCGTCGTGATGGTCATCGACACGGTCACGGCATCCTGCACCGGTGCATGCACACCGAAGGTGACCGTCAGCGGCCGGACATTTTCGATTGCATTTGCGACATTCGCCTGCTCTGTCGACGTGAGACTGCCACTTCCGTCGTTGGCAACCACCGTGAAATAGCCGTACTGCGTCTGGCCGTTGTATTGCTGGTTCTCAACGATGATCCCGCTCATGTTCTGCTGGACGCCAGCGATCGCTGCCTGGATGGCAATCAGCGTCGCGCCGCCCAGACCAGCCACCCACAACACGAAGCGTGCGCGCGCAGCAGTATCGGTCTCGGCTGCGATGCCGTTCTGGACATTTGCACCGTTTGAGACGTAGTCCACGCCAGCGATCGCCGTGCCGAGAGTGTTGAGCGCACCTGCGGCGACGTTCCCGACGGTCCCAGCCACAGTGCACTGCATCGTAACGTTGACGCTGGCCTGACCGGCCGGCAGCACATAACCGCCTGCCGTCGCGCTATACGCGGCGTTTGTCGCGTCTGCGATGACCGTGAAGCTCACTGAGCCGTCGGCGGTGGTAACGGTCGCACCGAGCGGTATGACTGTCTGGTTCGTGGGTGTGTAGCGTGAGAACGTCTCCTGCGTCTCGGCGGCGACTGCCGCTTCCCGTGCGAAGCCGAATTGCGCGAACCATGAATCGAGATCAGTTCCGTTTGACGTTGCTGCGCGCGTGAGCGCGGCGACCTGCAGGATCAGGCCTTGCAGCCAGAGCGCAACACCGCCCATCGCCTCGGCGATTGCGCGCAGCACCGATCCGATCGTGAAGTCGATCAGCTGGGAAGCCGAACCCTGCACGGCCGCCGCGAAGTTCGACACGATCGCCGAGAACGACTGGGTATTGAGATTCGCCATTGCGTCATGTATTGATGTCGAAATTCACGAGCTGCGTTTGCGCAGTGTTCGCGTCGGTGTACTGGATGGCGGTGCTCACCGCGTCCTGCGACTGCGTCAGATTGATCCGCGGCGCGGGCAATTGCGCGACAGCAGATTCGAGGAGCATCTGGCCGCGGATCAGCGCGCGCGTCGCGGGCACGTTGCCCGGCGAGCCAACCTTGCGCGGAACACCAGCACCATAGTCGGGATGCCACGTGTAATCGGCGGATGCCACCGGCTGCCCAGCCGCGTTCGACAGCGCAGGATTCGTCAGCAGACGTCGATATACCCGTTGCGTGCCCGTCGTCGGCTGGTCAGCAACCAGAAGATCTCCCGATGGCGAAGCTGAGAGGTCCGAGCCATAGAAGTGGTAAATGTCCACGGTCATTCAGCCTGAACAATTGAGGTTTGGCCGCTGGCCGGCGGCGGCGTAGTTGGCGCGCCGGTGTTCGCGCCGCCGTTGCCGTTCGAATGCACGTGTGTCGATGCCCATTGAGCGAACAGGCTATTGAGCAGCTTCTGGAGCGCGTTTCCTGCGCTCTGAAGCTTGATCGACGCGGCCTGAACGACTGCGGATGCTGCACTTATCGTGGCGCTGCCGGTCGCCGTCACGGTCGCACTTCCGGCAACGGTTGAGGCCATGTTGCCGCCCACGGTTGCGTTGAGATTTCCAGCTACGTTCACGTCGATGTCGCCGTTCGTGACCATCTTCACGAAAGACCCGCTTGAGTGAAGCGCCCAGATCTCGCCGGTCGGGACGGCGGGTGGTTGCTGCGCTACTGAAAACACGCGCGAGACGATAACGCCCGAACTGAAATCGCCGTTCTCGTAGACCACCAGCACCTGATCATTGATCTGCGGACCTACTGCGATTCCCCAACCGTTGCCTATGCCGATCGCGCCCAGTGGCATCCAGTTGGATTCCTGCTCGCCAATCTCCGGGTCGACGGGCTGGACGATGACCTTGACGGCATGATTGCTGGCGTCGTAGCTGCTGATCGTGGCGAGGCGTGGAAGCGCCTCGTGTGCGCTGGCCATGCGCGCCTGCTGTCGCACGGCATTCGCGAAACGAGCCATGTTCATGCGATCACCGTCGAATCAGGAGCGTGGTTCTTGGCGCTGATCGTCATCTCGTAGCCACCGTCGAACGAGATGGACCGGCTAATGCTGTCGGGGTAGTACTGCTGATCAAACGCGGTCCCGGTTCCTCCGAGTTGGATGATCGACGTGATATCGACGTCATTGTCTCCAGGCATCGTGAGCCCATCGATTTTCAGTTCGTGCGCGATGAGCTGCGAATACCACTTCTGTGCGAACTGGAGTGCCTGGTCTTTCGTGAGGTTGGGAACCGTCTTTGAATAGATCTGACCACCTGCGCCAACTGTCGATTGGCCCACCTTGATCGTCTTCACATTCGATGGATACGAGACGGTGAAGCCCTTCGCATACTTCTTGTTCCAGCTTCGAATCTTCACCTGTATGCCGCGAGATACGGTGAGCGATCGCGTGAACTTCACGGCTTCGAAATTTGCTTTCGGCCCTGCGTTTGTCGACGTGACCTGATAGACGATATCGTAAGGCGTCGTCTTCGTAGGATCGGGTGGTGCCTGAAAATACAACGTCTGCCCGCGCACCCAGACCTTGAAGCCTTCGAGATCCGCCAGGTAGTTCAGAATGTCCCACTCGGACCGCTCGTCAGACATGTTGACGTGGTCGATTTCGTAATACTTGCCGACCAGCGTGGTCGTTGCCGTTACTGCAGGTGTGAGTCCGTGCGACGTTGCCAACTGGGTCGCGATTTGGCTCGAAGTCTGGTTAGGCCACTTTTGCGTGGTCTTCGCGTCGATAAACACGCGCGTCAAATCTCGCCCGTCCACCTCGATGGTGTTCGCGATGGGGTCAATCGTGATGTGGTCGACCTGCCCATAAATCCAGCTGGTCAGATCATCGGATGTGTATGCCGAAGGATTCTGCGGGAATCCAATGAACAACTCGACATACATGTCCTGCTGCTGCGAAAACCATGCTGCATTTCGATCTGCAGGCAGCCGAGCACCAGAAAAGCTGCAGTGGAACGTGTCCGCACTGAAAAAGTTGTTGTTGTCGAGATCGAAGCTGATCCAGCCGGGGAGCAGCACACCATTGACCTTAACCGCACCGCGGGGTATGCGCGCGGACGGTTGAAGGAATGCAGTCATGGTCATTTACGAACTGAGGATACCGCCACTGGTGCCGTTGCTGTACGGCGGGATGATCAAGGTGTTGACACCCACCAGCGTTGGATCGCTGAGGTTGTTGGCCTGCGCGATCTGTGTCCAGGCGGATGGATCGCCGTATTCCTTCGAGGCAAGATCAAACAGGTTTCCGCCTCCGACCGTAACGACGCGCCCGCTCGAACTGACCTGAGCCAGATTGCGCTGCATTCGACCGAGCAGGGCGTTGACCTGCGTGTACTGCATCTGCAAGGTAGTCGCGTTGAAAATCGATTCGAACTTGGATACGTTCTGAGCGATCGGCAATGATGGCAACACACCGGCGGGAACACCCACGCTGGCGAGCAGACTATCGACCTGGCTGATAGACGTCGAGACGTATCGTGCAGCGTTATTTAACGGTTGCAGCACCGTCGCAACTTCGCTCATCGTTGCGCCGACGAATGATTTGACGTTGCCAACGGCAGTGCTGAGTGTCCCCATGAGGCTGGAGAGCGTGCTATCGCCACTGCTTGCGGTCAACGCATTAGCCGAATCAAGATCGCCGTTGATGACGTCGTCGGCATCAAGTCCAGCATCTGCGTAGATGGGCGCCGTCAAATCCTGCAAGACTTCGCAGGTGATTCGATATGGGATCTGGTAGAAGCGATAGTCCGGCTCGAAGGAGCGGATGACTACCAGAAAGTAGAGCTCGTCCCAGGACAGGGAAACCGGCTGCGCCGCATTCACCATTTGCTCGACGGTGCGCGCACGATCCAGCGCCGATTGACCATCCGCCGTCGGCATGAACGTGCCAGACCAGACGATCGGTGGCCAGTCTGGCCCAAGCATTTGAATATCGCGTACGCCACCGACCATCTTCTTGATAACAAGACGCTGCTCGGTATTGAACGGGATGCGCTCCGGGACTTCGAAATCCTGGAACTGGAAGTCTCCAAGGACGACTGTGATATCGCTCATTTCAGGCCCGGCATCGGAAGACTTGCGCCGTTGTCAATCCCTCCGGTGTACATCCCGGATCCCAACGGAGCAGCCATATACGGGGTGACGGCCTGCGCGACCTTGCGGCCATCCATATTGATGGTTGCCTGCAACATCCCCTGGTGTTTCGCAAGCGGACCGACTGTATCGATGCGGTTCAGGTCTGCCAGTGTCGCGTGGCCAGGCCTGTCTGGCGTCAGCCGCGCGCCTCCCTGATCCTTATACGAGTCGATCTCATGTTGCGTCATCGGACGATAGGCATATGCCGCTGCTGCGAGTAGCCCGATGGCGGTGATCACAAGCCCCAGCGGGCTGACAAGCGCGCCAAGCGCCCCGGCCAGTCCGCTTATTCCAAGTCCGGACGCTGCAGCGGGGATCGCCGCTCGTAGGACCGTCATCGCAATGCCGAGCCCCCCGAATCCGGCGCGCAGCAGCATGAGGGTACCTCCGAACGTCATCGCGGAGCTCAGACCGATGAAGCCCATCGTGAGCGTCTTGATCAACGCTGGATACTGCGCAAGCTCGTGGAAGAACGCCGCGAAGTCTTTAACCACCGGTGTGAGAACAGGCAAGACACTCTGCCCGATTTCCAGACTGAGATCGTGCAGCGCCTGATGGAACTTCCGGATCTGCATCTGCGGCGAGTTCTCGTTGTCCTCGACCGTCTGGTTTTCGCCGCGCGACTGGTCGAAAGCCTTCAGTGACCGCTCGATCACCGGGAGCTGCTTCATCACCAGGTTCCAGAACCGGGCACCCGTGGTGTTGAACAGGATCTGGTTTTCGCGAGCAATATCGGCTTGGCTGGTAATGCCCGCTGCCCTGTATCTCGCCAGCATTTCTGCGGCAAAGCCAGGGGCATCACTCGCCATCAGGTCTTTCAAATGGGCGTTGAGCGGATCGCCCTTATTGAAGCGCGCGGCGCCCCCGCGCGTCAGTTCAACCTTGTCCTTATCCCACAGCCCAAGTTTGATCGCCTCCTGCACCAGCAAATGAGGTGCAAGCGACATGACGCCATTCATGCGATTGAACGACGTCTGGAAACCAGTGCCGGCCGTCGAGCCGCCAAGTTCCCCGATGATCGGCTCAAGACCGCCAAAAATCATCCGGTCGCTCATGCCTGCCGATGCCGTCATGGCGTACGTCTTGAACAGACGCAACTGGCGCGCATCGACCATGCCGCCGCTCGACATCGCCGCCTTGAAAACGGCATCAGCGATCTCCGCCGCGCGCTTTGAACTATTCAGGCCGCCCATCTGCTCAACGATCTTGTTGAGGTTGAGTTCTTCCTGCTCGCTAGTTTCTTTACCGAGGAGCGCTCGGGCGGTCACGTAGTTTGCCAGGACTGGCGTCATCGTCTTGGCCGCGTCGAGCGCGGCCGCGCCGCTCATGCCACTCTCTCGAAACGCCCCCTGCGCTTCAACGAACAGGCGCGTGCGCTCCTGTATCGACGTGCCGATGATCTGGTTCGCATTTACCCACTTGCGGGCGTCCGCGATCTGCGCGTCACCTAGCCCCATCTGGCGCAGACGTGCCCAGTACGTTTCGTACTTGGCTGCGGCCGCACCGAACTTCTCCGCCATTGCGAGCGCGCCGACGCCAGCGCCAGCGAGGATGCCGCCGGCGGCTGCCAGCTTGCCGAGGCTTTTCAGCCGGCTTTCGAGCGCATCGACATTCTTACCGGCCCCGGCCAACTGGGCCGAGAAAACCGAAAGGAAGGGCCCGACCTTGTCTACAATGGAAAGCTCGACGGCAACCTTGTAGGCGTCAAAGATCATGGCGAAATGGGCTTTTCGGGCGAAAGAGTGGCTGGCTGACCGCACCGGGCTTCAATATCCCAAGTTGCGGGTAATTCAGCCGGTCAAACCGGCCGTTCAATTCAAGTTCAAGGACTTCGTAATCGGGATGCAGGCACTTGCGCTGGCATCCGTCTGCCTGGTCACCGGCATCCTTCTGCTATTTGTTTGCGGAATGCTTGTCTACGCAATATTCGTCGGGCTCAGGGGGTAATGTCCCGGTCATAGCCAAGCGCTGGCGCGGCAATATGGCCACCCGAAATCCCCCGTGCAACTGCTCCGCCCAGAATTTTCACGATCAGTTTCTCGTTGTGGATCACGGCGGGCCCCATGAAGGGCCGCGGTGGAATTCGGTTGGTGCCGAATTCCTGATAGGCGGCGATATCGCTTTTGCTGCCGATCACGGCGCGCAACTGTTCGGTTTCGTGCTCAATGGAGTCGCGCAAATCGCCTTTGCGCAGAAGTGGATCATTCGGAGTAAAGCCGAGACGCTCGCGCTCCTCTTGCGTTGAATCCGCCAACTGCGGCCAAGCTGAAAACGGCCCCACTGCATCCTGATAGGTGCCAATTTCCTGTTTCGCGGTGTGCTCGACCACTGTCGCACAGTGCTCCAGCCCACGCTTCATCTCGGCCAGTGTGATCACAGGCAGGGCGGCCGCCGCAAACAGGCTGAAGTCCGTCAGGGATTTGAAGGTTTTCACGGCTGATCCACCGATTTCCACGACATTGTGTTGAAGTCGAATTCGCTTCCCTCGAACTCGCGGAAGGTCATCGACATCGCCATGCGCTCGATCCTGTCGAGACGTAGAGGATTCGGATCGTCGATATCGCGTCCGAGCGCAGCATGCAAAGGAACCCCGTTTTTTACGAGCCAGCAAAACTCGCGAAACTCGGGGTTCCTTACGAGTTTTTTAGGGCTTCGGCCTCGGCTGACAATCCATTGCCGCCCTTGAGGAGTGCTTCAGCTTTGGCTTTTTCCATGATTATGGCATCGCGCGCGATCACAGCGGCCGCACCTTCGCGCCCAAGTCGTGCGATTGCTGCCTCGACCTGATTCAGATTGGTCGGGCAGGGAACATGGACGCCATCGATCTCAACAACGCGCACCGCAGGCATCACATAGCCCATCACGTACCCTGTGTTGAGCGATGCTTCGCCCAACGCGCGGATGATGCGACTTTCCGTGAGGAAGTCGGGCTCGCCGATCACGAGTCGACGGCCGCGCGAGTCGATGACCACGTTATCCGGGAGTGCGGCATCCTCATGGGTCGAGTCCATCGGCTGGGCGACGCTAGCGTGAGGCTTGACGGTTACTTTCTGCATGAAGCGATCCTTTAGGCGATGCGGATCTTGCGACCCGCTTCAAACGAAAACTTCTGCACAACCTTCTCCTGGCCGCGCCAGTTGCCGTTGTCTTCCGGGTACAGCGCCACATCGCTGTACTGCCACTGCGACACAGAGCCATCGAGTTCGTTGACGGTCTGCGTGATGAAGACCTGCCCGGGAGGCAAACCGGCAAAGTAGGCAGCTTCCGCGTCAGCGAAATACTGGTCGTACGAAGCGTCCTGTCGATCGATCTCAAACGTGCCCGAATGACCGTCGTAAATTGAGCGGCGCAGCACGCGGCCGTTCACCGGTACGCTTTTGAGTTTGATCATCTCCGGCTTCGAGGAGAAACCGGTGATGTTGCTGATCGTGACTGGGCCGGAGTTCGAGTCGATGATTGTCAACTGCGCACCGTCGCGCCCAATATTGAAAGTGTTTTCGCCCGCCATGTGCGGCTCCCGAAAAGGAAAAGCCCGCACGAGGCGGGCGCAGGATTACGACTTAGCTGACCGAGACGCTGACCGTCGAACCACCTTGCAGCGAGATGAGGAACTCCCGCACGATCGACTGGAATTTCACCTGCACCAGGCATTGCATGATGCCCAGCGAGACATTGCTGTCTGGATTGTTCGATTCATCGAGAGTGACCTTGTACGGCTGCTTGGTCGGGTTATTGACGTCGCCGATGTACTTGTTGACGAGCCACAGTGTGGAAAGCCACGCCGTGATCGCGTCGCGTGCCTCAGTGCGCAGGTCATCGGTTTGCGGGTTGCCAACGACATAGCCGAAGTTCGCCGCGAGCGTGAGCGCGATGAAGTTCGTCATCGTCGTGTACGACTCGCTGTTCGTCGAAGCGTCACTCGACGTATTTCGGTCGGTCTGGAACCCGAAGTAGTTCCCGCCCGGCGACGGATTCGCGAGAAAGTCGAGACGCGCCTGCACAGCCGACAGCGTTTCCGGGCCGGAGTAGGGCACCTGCTGCACAGAGCGCTGCGTCCCGATAATTCCCTGCACGGGCTTGTTCAGCGTCGACTGGTTCGGCGCGAGATTTGCGCGCATCGGCCCCCAGATGGTGGCTGGCCCCACCAGCCGTTGGACGTTATTGACGTTGTCCTGCCAGTAGACCCAGTCGCCCACCAGAGCCTTCAGCCCATAGGTGTCCACGCCTGCCGTGTTGAGGCTAGTGGAAACGGTCGAGATAGACTGGCCCGGCTGGCCCTGTGCCGCGCCAAACACACCGAACTGCTGTCCGAACAGACCCATCGTGCTCCATTGCGAGGAGGTCGAGTGATCGACGAGGTTCATCGTCTGAACGCCCGAGCTCTGCAGGGCATACATGCCGCTCGGCGGTGTCGTATTCGCGCCGATGAGCGACGCGTCAGTCACGCCGGCCGCGCCGTCAGTGCCACCGGAGAGCGTCACGGATGCAAGTGCTGGCGCCGCAGCCGACGTCCCGATCGTCGCAATCGCGAGCTGCGACGGGCCACGTACACCAGACTGCCCCTGGTTGATGGCGTTCACCAGATTCAACCAAATGCTCGTGGCCAGCACGACGGAGCCACCAGTGCCCGCGCCGCCACCCGACAGCGTTGCCGTCGCGCTGGTATAGCCGCTACCGGGGTTGGTGATCGACACCGGGCCGAGTCCCCACACCAGATTTACCAACGCACCCGTCCCAGCCCCCGACGTCGATTGCTGAGCGACCGGGTTCGTCGGGATGGAGCCGCCCGTGAGCGAGCCAGCATTCGTGACGCTCAGCGCCGTGATTGCGCCAGCGGTCGCGGTGACACCCAGCACAACGCCGTTGGAAAGTGTGATGGTATCGCCGGTCGTGTAGCCGCTGCCCGCGTTAGCGCCGCCACCAGAGACGTTGGCCGATACCACCTTCAGCGTAGCGTTCGCCGTCGCCTGTACCCCATTTGCGCCCTGCGGAGCGGAGATGGCGAGATTGGGCACCGACGTGTAGCCGGTGCCGGGCGTCACGTTAGCGCTGCTCACACCCTGCGTGAGGTTGTCGAAAATCTCGGGCTGGAAGCCAGGCAACGCCAACGTGACCTTGTAGCTGTTTGCCTTAGTGCCGGTCGACGTGGTCGCGACGAGGCTGTTGCCGAGCGAGCCAGTGTAGAAGCCGGTCAGCGTCGCGCCAGTGGCATTCGAGCCGTCCTTCAGCGTTCCGGTCGCGGCGGTGTCGGTGCCGTCGGTGACACGCACCGCGATGTTGTTGTACTGCCCGAGCATGAACGCGATTGCGATGGCCGTCGCGAGATCGCGCAGTCGGTTCGTGACCGGCCCCCAGTTGGCCTGATTGGCTTGGGGTGACCCCGTGACGACGGGGCTGTTCACCGGCCCCCACGAAGCAACGCCGACAAGGCCATAGCCATTCGTGGCGACGCCGGCAACAACGGGAGGCGGCTTGACGATCTGGACGTAAGCGCCCGGCGCCATCGCGCCAGCCGTATTCAACTGGCCATACTGGTAAATCATCGTGCCCATGTAGCGGCTCCAGAATGCAAAAAGCCGCCTGAAAGCGGCGGCCTAATGCGCGGTGTGAGGTGGATTACTGCGGAATCACCTTGCGGCAGTGGTGCGCGTTTTCGCTTTTGAGAACGGCATCCACCTCGTCCGGATCGGTGATGCTATCGCCCCGGCGATAGTCGCCGAACGCGTGCACGACGACGAGTGTGCGGTCCGCGACGCGCTTCACCTGCTCGTCGGCCTGTTCTTTCGTTGCTGCTGCCATGTCGGCTCCTAGTAGGTGCGAGTGAGGATCGGTGCGCCGTCCTGCGTTTCTAGTTCGACTTCAGTTGCAACGACCGTCGCGATCTGCTTCGTAGAGGTGGTTGCGTATTCGATGTCGTAATACAGATCGCGCCGGTAGACGTGCACCTTCTCCGCTGCGTCTGAAAGCACGTTGCGCTGATATCTGATCCGCGCGCCGTAGCCATCGGGCATCGTGATGAACGCGATCTGGGAAAGTGCGCTTTTGATCGCCGCGCCGATCGTCGCGCGCGTGCTCGGGTCGGGCGCCCACACGGTGATCTGGAAGATCTGCGATTGCCGCTCCCATTCCGTCGTCACCGTTCCAGTCGTACCTACGCGCGCTGCGCTGGCGCTCACGCCCCTCGGCAGTGTGATGACCGGTCCGCTGTTCGTCGTGCCGGGGTATTCCGCCGCAATCAGGTTCGCGAGGCCCGTGGCGACCGACGTCAGCGTGTCACTGGCTTGCACCGGATAGACGAACGCTTGCCCACCAACGATTGCGGCGACGTTGTGCGGCGTGAACGGCGATGGCATGCTGCCGCCAACCGTCAACGTACCGACACCAGCACTCAGCGAGATCGTCGCCGTGGCGATCGCCATCACTTTTTGCTTCGGACGGTACCGTGTCGTGTTGCGCTCGGTCGGAGTCGCATAGACGCTTACGTCAGCCACTCCTTGCGGCATGTCGATATCGATCTGGTTCGGCATCGGCCAGCCGGGAAACACCTTGATGGCTTTGCCGGTCACCGAAGGCTGGGCGGTCCCGCTCGGGTACACGAATCCTGCGATCTGGGCAGCGACCGTGTTCAGCACGTCCTGCACGTCGGCCATTTATGCCTCCAGCCGTTCGGCTAGCAAGTTTGGGCCGAGCGAATTTACATACGGCCCCCAGACCTGATATCGCTGACCTGCATCGTCGATGACGATGTCGCCGCGCAGAACTGAACCCGCGGTGACGCCAGCCGAGAGGGGCATGAGTATTCTCCACAGCGTTCGTCCCGCGTCGGCTGGCAGATTGGTGTCCGGCTTGCCTCGCTCTTTTGCTAGCTGAATCGAAGCAGGCAGACCGCTGAAAATGGTCACTTCATCTGTTGGATCCGTACCGGAATACGGCTGCAGGCCGGCGCCGCCTTGGGCCGACTGTCTGCTGATCGAGATCGTGCGCGGATAGATGAAACTCATGCCCAGGCCTTCGCGCGGAACGGTGCCAGCATCGCTTTCGTGTCGTCGTCGAGCAAGGTCGCGGCAAACCGCTCAAGGGCGGTGTCGCCAGCCTTGTACGACTTGACTGCGCCTAGCTGCGGCACGGAGGCCTGCGCCTGAATGACGTTCGCACACGCCATCTTGATCGCCGCCGGGATCCCAGAGGCCGGGTAGCCCGCGAGATACCAGAGATTGATCTCGCTGTAATACGCCAGCATCACGCCAGCCGGCACCCAAATCTGACCGGTTTCGGAATCCACGCCGGTATTGACCATGGGGAAAAATTCCCAGACCGGTGGGCCGCCGAAGTGTGACAGCGACGCGAGCAGGTTGAACTCATCCACCTGATAGCGTGACGATGCGCCGCGGCGTCCGTATCCATATCGCCCCTGACCCGCGAGCAGCCGCGCGATCGGCGTGTAGGCCAGATTCGTCACTGGGCGGCCGTCCGGCATGAACTTGTGCTGCTTCAGCACCATTCCAGCGTCCAGCGTGCACGGGCCCGGGTGTTCGAACACCACGTTCTGCAACGTGACCTGCACGGGCGGCGTCACGCCAGCGATCGACTGAAGGCCGTTCCCGAACGAGACGACGGCGACCGGCTCGGCGATCCCAGCATTGGCGCGGTCGAGGATCAGCACGTCGCCGACGTTGATCGACGCCACGCCACCGGTCAACTCGACCGTCACGTTCTGCCCCGGCGAGATCGGTCCCGCGCACTGGTACGTGATGCTGGGCGAAAGCGCCGACATCCACCCCGGCGCGCCGGTACCGTCCGGTGACCAGACCAGACCCTCTGGCCGCTTCAGATACAGGTCGATCAGCGTCGAAGCCTGCGTGACCTGGCCCGTGGTCGTCGACGACGGCAGCCCGTAGGTCGAGAAGTCGTCTGAGGTCAGGTAAGAAGAGGGCATATCAGGACGCCTGGAAGAGGCCTTGCACGTTCGACAACGTTGCGGCGCTCGCGCCGCTATTCGTCACCGTGACCTGCACGCTGGCGAAGGGCAGGCCATCGGCGCCGACCGTTGCGTAGCCAGCCGTGTTCGCGGTCAGAGCCGCCGTGACGGCCGCGCCCTGCGGAACCGTGCCCGCGAGATCGAGGAAGCGCTGAACGCTGATCTGGCCTGCCTGAGTGCTCTTCAGTCCGACGGCGAAGCTCTTCCAGCCGTTCGAGACGATGACGTTGCCGGACAGGCTGCCTGACGCAGGCACGCTCGCGTTCAGGCCGAGTTGCGCAGCAGACTGCAGGCATTGCAGGGCGGGCCCGAGTTCGCCGCCAACGCCGGAAAGATCGGATCGTTGAGTCATTACGAGGTCAGCAGGATGTGCGTGCGAAGCCGTGATCGCGCAGGATCTGAAGGTCGGACAGCGACGCATTGACCGTTTTGTGCCCCTGTCCGCTGGCGTCCGGATAGACCGTGATATGACGGCCCGGATACCGCGTTAGCAGCTCGACGGCCAGCGTCGGCGTGTCGCGCACGCCGGTCAACTCGCCAACGACGATCGGGCAGTCGAACCGATCCACGCAGACGATCGCCGTGCAGTTGTAGACGTTGAAGTCGATACCGATATGCAGCGGCTCGCCCGGCATGTCGAACGTATCGACATGGTTCAGGCGACGATCGAACTCCGGGTAGACCGCGCCGCTCGTCAGGTTGACGAAAAGCCCTTCGAGGTACGCGTCCAGCAGGTTGGCCGGATAGATGTCCCGAAGTTGTTCGATATAGCCATCGGGCAGGTAAGGATTGCTCGACGTCGGCGCGCGGTAAAGCTCATAACCGGCCTTTGGAGCCTTTTCCCACGTGTCGTAGACGAATCTGAATCCCTCCGGCGTGGTGGCTATGGCCAGCGTGTTCTTCTCGCCGTCCGGCTTTTTCTTCCGGCAGCGCGCCAGGCATTTGCGCCATGCGTTCGCGGCCTTCTTATGCTCGAGCGTGTCGAACTCATCAATTCCGCCGTCCGAGACTTCGAAACCGACGATCCGGTCTGGATTATCCAGCGTGCGGAAGATCACGCTGCCGCCGGTGCGCAGCTTTAATTCCTTGTCTGCCTTATTCAGCTTGTGCCGGATCTTCATCGCATCCAGCCGCTCTTCGAACTTCGGCCATGCGATGAGGCTGATAAGGTCGTACGTCGGCGCGAAATAGCCAACGTTGAACTGCGGGTACATCAGCTTCTTGATCATCAGGCGCGTCACGAGCGCATCTGACTTGCCTGCTCCGAAGCCGCCCACGAATGCGGGGAACTGCGCGTCGGAGAATACGAACTGCTCCTGCGGCTCCGTGAGCGTCAGGTCGACATCAAGCTCACGAGCCATCTTTCACCGCCCGTCGCACAGTGATGCGGATCGCTTCAGGCGGATCGTCGTCTTCGCCCATCAGATCCTTGCGCGTCTTCTCAAGCATCGCCACGCGCGCCGTCAGCCGATCAATCAGCCCGGCATAGTCGCGCACCTTGTAGTGACGCTCTGCCTTGGCCGTGACCTTTTCCGCCCCCTCGCGCTCAACTTCGCTCTCCAGCTCGACGGTGTCGCCGCGCTCCTCTTCAAGGCGAAGCGCGCGCATCAGGCGGATGCGGGTCAGGCGCAATTCCTCGTCGACGCTCCCAAGCTCCAGCGCAGCTGCGAGGCGCTTTTCTTCGGGTGTCAGGAACGCGCTATAGAGCGAGCCCGGTTTCGCCGCATTCCTGCTTCCCTTGCGCGGGCCGGTGCTGGCTCCGCCGTGCAGCTTGCAGCGCCGCTTTCCCTCCATCGGGGCGCGCTTGCACGGCTCACCCGAGCGAGTCTTCGCCCCACATGTCTTTGCCATGTGCGGCCTCGTTCATAGGGTTAATTTCGCAAGAGCAGCATATTCATCTCGATTTTGAGTGATTCATTGCTCTCGGGGGCGCGGGCCGCGAGAAGAATTCGCTCGCAATATGCGGCGCTCAGAGTGAAATAATTTTGAAAGATTGCCGCCGCCCGTCGCCCAATTAATCCGGCATTGCGCCGGCAAGGGAGGCAGGGCTTACATTTCGTCGGCGGACTGCCAGTGTTTCTGCCCACCGCTGGCTGGGGCACTCTTTAACCTTGTTTCGACGGCTGCCAGCGCACGCCGCCGTCTTCCATGAACTCGAACGACAGGCCGAGATGCTGCTCGATCGTCGCGCGGTCCTCAGGCGATGCATCCTGCAGGTGGACGCTGTAGAACTTGTCGTAGGTCGTCGCACCGGCAATTGAGTACTTCACCCATCGGTCACGATCAGGCAGGCGCGCGCCAGTGCTCTCATCGAAGCGCGGCTCGGGGCGATGCACCCAACCGTCGCCTTCCGGCTTGAAGTTTGCCGACGTGCGAATCTCGCGCAACCCGACGTGCGGGTTCGGGATTCCCTCGAAATAAGCCTTGTGCGGCCAGCCGTACTTGCGATCGGCCCAACTCCCCGTAGCGCCTGCGCGAATCGCGGCCGCAACGTCGGCAGGATGCATGGATCCGCAATACGAACAGCAGCGCAGCATGCCAACGCTGCGACCGCTGCGTCGAACGCTTCGAGCGTCCATTCGGTCAGCTTGGCCTGCTCGATCTCGTCCACGGTCAGCCACCTCGCAGGATTGCGCGCACGGCTACGGCGCCGAGGACGGCTGCGCAAATCAGGATGCCGACCACGAGTTGGGGTATCGTCATGGCGGAGTCCAATGCAAAAAGCCCACTGGCTTGTGGCTCAGCGGGCTTTGAGTGCAGTTCTCGAATCTGGCGAAAATATACATCAATCCCGCCAGATTCGCAAGTACTTTACGCGCTTACAATTTCGGCATCCTCAGCTTCCACAAGTCCGTCGCGCTCGAACATGGGTTTGAGCCGTTCGACGCCCTGATTCTCCAGTCCCCGCAGTCGTTTGCGGATCATGAATGCCGCGCGCTCAAGCGTGCGCACCGGCACACCGTAGTGCTTCGAGATCTGCTGGTATGTGAATTCCTTTTCACGCTGGTTCGGGAAGGCATGCGCGGCGATGAGCGCCATGATCGTCTCGCGATTCTGCAGGTTGACGCTCGGGCGCAGGTAGGTGGCTATGCCGAACACGCCGCGCTTCCATTCCATCGACGGCGGGATACCCGGATCGGCGGCGCGCTGCGCGGTGCGCGGCTGGGCCGGAATGCCGCGTGCGTACCGAATCCACATGGCGTAGCGCTCTGGTTCGGGCAACTGGTCCCGTACGCACGCTACGACCATCGCACACTGTGCACGCACCTCGTCTGAGGTCAGGCCGCCAAAGTTGATCGTTCCGTCCGGCGCGTCGCCGCGCAGGTAGGCGAGAAACTTCTCCTGATCCTTGCCCAGTTTCGGAAGCGCTTCGAGCGCCTGAATCAGCGCCACGCGAAACGCGTTCTTCTGGCGCGAGGGAAGGGAGGTGACCAGGAACCCGACGTGCAGGGCTTGTTCGGTGCTCTGGAAAATTGCGTTCAAGTTGACTCCCCGGTGTCATAAATTTCACAGCGCTTTGTCAGTTCGACGCGGGCAGCTGGAGACCGCTTCCTCTTTCTGCATGCCACTTCCGGACCACCAAGCGGCGACTTCACCAACAGGCGGCAACCAGCGCACGTCTGCGCCTGCTTGCGCTCGAGCACGACCGACGGATCGTCGGCAGCGCGCCAGCACCGGCTCAAGGCTCCTCCTCGCCAGTCACGCCGAGGAACCGATACGCGATGCGGCCGCCATCGCGCTCAATTGACTGGGCCACTTCCCAATCGGTGACCTGATCGAGAGTCTCGACGGGTGCCAGGCCTTTCTGAGCACGCAACTCGTTCATCCAGACCGGCACGCGCTTTGATCCGTGGCTAGCAGTAGCGGAAGCGTTCGTCGAGACGGATATGTGCACGCCGACTCGTCGCTCGCGGAGCGCTGCGCGGGTCCGAGGCAGGTCAAAACTCGTGACCTTCCCGGTCGCGCGGTTGATCAGATGCGTCAGCGCGACGTCGACCTCATGAAACTCACCGAGCCAACGCTGCGTCTCGCGCGCCTCGACGCGCCACCGTTGCAGTTCGTCGAGTTCGCGCCCGGCGATGAGATGTTTGAGCCAGCCAATCATTTGAGAACTCCCTTTTCGTGCAGGCGCACGATCGATCGAATGTGACCTTCGAACCACGCGACCACGACATCGGCGTACGTCATGCCGGCAGGCGGCTTGCGCTGGCCGTCATAAATCGCGTCGCAGACGGTGCACGCGTAGGCGCCGCAAAGGTCGTCGGCCTTCAGCGCGCCAGCCTTGCCGCCCGCGGCGCCGCGGTAGTGGCTCCAGATGGTCGTGCGCGGATCGTGAGTGCACGCGCCCGGCAGGCGCACCAGGCACTCTTCGTCGCGCGCCGAGTCGCGGATTTTCTGATTTCGGTAGGTGAGGACTTTCGGGAGTCCGATCAGGCGCGCCGTCATCGTGCGAACCACGCAAGCCAAAAAGCGACCCACGGTGCGGCCATCGACGTGAGCAACAAACGACCACGTGTCCGGCTGGACAGGTAGACCGGCCACACGAACCCGAACAGGACGAAGTACACGACGAGCAAAAGCATCTTCATTGTTTAACTCCCTCGCGGGCGTTCCGCGATGTGTTTCCCAGCAACGCGGATGCTGCATCGAGAAGTGTCTCGAAGCGGCCGAGATCGTATAGAACGGCGTTGGACGTGAAGCGCACATTCCACTTGCGACGCGCAGCTTGGTAGTAGATGCCTTTCAAACCACTCGTGGCTCGCCGCACCGGCGTGAAGATCGCTTCGCGGGCTTCCCAGCCATGCTTGTCAATACGCAACGCGATCACATCGGCGTCAATCCCTGATGCCCGCGCCCATTGCGCGAGTGTTTTGGTAGCACCGTCGAGCTCGATAAGGCGGTTGGTCGTCTTGTTGTTCGCCTGCTCAAGCAACGTTGCCCAACGACAGTTGCCCGGTTCGTAGTTGCCATTGCAATCGGGGAAACGGTCGATCGAATATTCCGGCCCGGGGCGTGGTCCCATGTCGACCAGAAAATCTTCGAATGAATGGCGCCAACGGTCACAAACCGAAATGCCTTTTGCGCCGTACTTTTCGTAGCCGCTACTTCCGACGCGGTGGCAGCGCGCCTTCATGGCGCACCAGATCGAATACTCCGTGGTTTGCCCATCGTCTTTCGTGTGCCCGTGCGTTTCGTTGAAGTGCTTCATTCGAAGACCACTCCTAGCTCGGAAGTTGCATACGCCTCGACTTCCTGCGTGAACTGCGCCATCCGCTTCACGCTGATGTGGCCACGCGCCACCGAGCTGCGTTTGAGCACGATTTCGCCGCTCGGCGTGACGATCTCGCGCGTCGGAAGGAACATCTTGGCGAGTTCCTCGTGCCAGGCATCCTTGTCGAACTGGCGACCGTTGATCCACGCTTGCTCGGCTATCGTCTTCACTGTTATGCCGAAGTAGTAGCGGATCTGGACGTCTAGGCGATCCAGTTCCTCTTCGGTGACGATCACGCGAAGAGGCGTTCCTTTGTCTGCAAGGCTGGGCGCGGTTGCCTTTACGAACTCGACCAACTTCGACCAGACGCCTCCATCCCAGAGAACGAATTCCTGATGAATGGCTGCGGTCATGCGGCCTCCCGATGCAACTTCCTCGCGTAATCCGCGATTTGAGCGAAGGGATTCATGCTCGCGTCCTTCTTGTGACGCAGGCGGTTTCTCAACGCGGCCGGCCGCGGGCGCGGCACATCATCACCTTCTCCCCATGCATAGACGGGGGGCGGTGGTCCGTTGCGCGCGGTCTTGCGCCAGCCTGTGATGTGCACCTTGTCTTCGGCGTGCATGGTCCGAAGAAAATCATGGACACGGCGATAGGAAACGCCTGTCACCTCTGCGAGACCTAACGCATGATTCGGCCCACGCTCGAGCGCCATCTTGAGAATGGCGTAGGCCGCCGAGTACTCAGCCTTCCCGCGCGTGCGCGGGGGCAGCCCGATTTCGTGAGCGTGCTGCATAGCCGCGCGCGGACTACGTCGCGGCAAGCGATGCATGTTTGTCTTGATCGGAGTCGGCAATGCCCAGATCTCGGCGAGGATTGCCTCTTCGTGAGTGGTCCACTCGAACCAGGCTTTCGCGGTATCGCTCATGCGACCTCCAGATCTAGCTTTGGCTGGTGCATCAGGCTGCTAAGCGGCTCGACCACCACTTCAGTGCGTGGGTTGTTCCGGTCGATCGCGTGATAGACGTGTTTCTCGCGCACCTGGCGGTCGTTCACGTAGACGCCGCGCTGCACGAGCACGCGCTTCGCCTTGACGCCGCAAGCCTTCTGCATCGGCGTGAGCTTCTCGCTCGCGTAGCGGTCCTGCATCACGTCGAGCACAACCGACTCGTCGAGGTCCGGACGCTCGCTGGCGTAGAAGATCCGCAGCGTGACGCTGACGGGGCACGTCATCTGCACGCGGGCGCGCGGCGGAATCTGGGGCAGCGCCATCGCTTCGAAGCCCAAAGCCTTCTCGCTTTTGACAGACCTCGTTTTGCCGGCGATCTTGACGATCTTGCGGCTGTTCGCCTTGCTTGCCGGTTCGCCGAGGATGACGAAGCTGATCCGTGTCATACGGCACCTTCCGTGAGGCGGAGCTTCGTGGGCTTCGGTCCGGTCGTTCCCGACGCCTGCATTTGCGTTACGCCGAGCAGAGGATTGTTCGAACCGCCGACGAGAACCGCCGCCGCGGCGCGCGGATCGCCGATGAGGGTAGGTTGCTCACTCCCAAATCCGCCCTTGGTGTTCGAGGCCTCGGCGATGCCGACCAGCAGCGGCAAATACTCGGGAATCTCGCTGCGCATCCGGAATCCGCGGTAGCGATTGACGAACTCGTTGCGTACGAACGGCCATGCTTCCTCGTCCTTCGACCCGATCGAAACCCAACCGCCCATGTCGGTGATGACGCGATGGATCACAGGGTCGTCGAACACGACACTGCGATACGTGCCGACCTCGCGCACCGCACGATCGACCTTCGACCAGGCGACAAGCGCGGCGTCCACGGTCGAGCCGCCGAGCATCTTCACGACGTCGGCTGGCTTCGGCAAAAACTGACCGCTGTCAGGGTTGACGCAATGGCGATTGAGCGCGTCTTTCACGGCCTCGAAGTCGTAGGGCGACATCGCTTGCCACCAGACGCTGAGAGAGAAATCCGAGGCGTCTCGGCCATAGAAGCCGTAGACGCCCGACATGAATTGCGCGAACGACGCGCGATCCTGATCGATCATGCTGATCCTCCTTCGGCCCATCGGCGGGCGACTTCGTTGTTGCGAGCTTCCAGCGCTTCCTGGCGATTGGGGCGACCTTTCGCACCACCGGACTTCATGCGCGCGTTGATGGCGCCGGAGATCCATGACGCGGGCTCTACGGGCTTCTCGCGCATCAGTTGCTGAGCAAGCTCCCAAGCGCCGTCATCGCCAAGTTGCTTGCGAGCGGCGCCCATGAGCGAACGGGCATTCCGGTCTGGCACGCCGCGTTCGACGAGCCACGGGACTGCGACCTGGAATACCGCTTCTTCGGTCGTGAGACCAGGAGGTGGTTCGGCTGACTGCGACGCGTCAGCGTCACAACCGTTAGGTTGTGTATATCCCTGTCCCTGTCCCTGTCTATTGCGATCCCCTGACGATTCGCCACCCGAATCGCCCCCCGATGCTTCGGGAGATCGGGGGGCGATCTTTTTTGGATCGGGGGGCGATCCGGAAACGATCGCTAAGACCTGCTTTTTGCGGAGCGTTTTGGATTGGGGGGCGATCGCGCCGAGAAGCTTCGTGGCTTCGATGATGCGTTGGCGGATCGTCTCCGTATCGATGTCGATGCCCCACCGCTTGGCGTTACCAGCCGAACCGGAAAGCCGTTCTTCGAATGTCTGGATTGCCGTTGGCGCGGTCATGACGCCGCTAGCGTCAATGGGCTACCAGCGTGCCCGATCGTGCAATGTGCGTCGCTCGAGCTCCGGCGCACGCGGCCGCGCGTATTTTGCGCGTCGCTCGCCGATGTATTCGATACCGATGTCGATCCGGCGTGGCGCCGCGATCTATTCGACCTGATCGAGCTGACGCCCAATCTCATCTGGCTGCTACTGACGAAGCGTATCGGCAACGCATTCCGCGAACTTTCGCGTGCGCGCTCACACGACTGGCTGATGGGACGCGACAACGTCTGGCTCGGTGCGACGGTCGTGAACCAGGCCGAAGCCGAGCGCGATATCCCGAAGCTTCTGCAGGTGCCGGCGCGCGTCCGTTTCCTGAGCATGGAGCCTCTGCTCGGTCCAGTGCAGTTGGACCGCCTGCAGATCTCCGACGAACGCGAGCTCGACGTGCTCCGCGGACGAACCGGCTCGACGGCGCAGCATTTTGTCTTCAGGCCGAAGACCGGAGATCGCGTCGACTGGGTAATCGCAGGCGGCGAGAGCGGGCCCGGCGCTCGGCCGATGCATCCGACTTGGCCGCGCATGCTTCGCGACCAATGCGCGGCGGCAGGCGTGCCCTTTCTATACAAACAGTGGGGCGAGTGGACCGACGAGGATTGGGGCGAGCACGCGGGCTATCAGGACACCGCCGGCGTGCTGCCGTCCGGGGAGTTCGAGTTGATGTCGAAGGGCTACTCGCCGCCGTTCGATCAGCATGAGCGCCTGATGGCGGGTAACGTACGCCTCGACGGGCGGATGCTTATGGACCGAGTCGGCAAGAAGAACGCCGGGCGTTTGCTCGACGGCCGCACGCATGACGGTTTTCCGGAGGAACGATGAAAGTTAGACTGGATGACTGGCTCGCCAGCCAATTCAACCCTGCGCCCGCGATTCGCACGGCACGACTCTGGATCAAGCAGGGCAAGATCTATCCAGCGCCGACGAAGGTAGGGCGCGCCTACTACGTCGAGAAAGACGCAATTTTCAATGATGGCGCTTCGCGACCGCGCCTGGCTAACCGCATCCCCCGATAATGGCAGCACGACCGAGAATGAAGAAGCGGGCCCATTGGCCCGATAACCTCCACGAGCCGCGTTCTGGCTATTACACGTGGCGCGACCCGAGGGATGGTCAAACGCATATTCTTGGCCGCATACCGCTCGCGCAAGCCATCTATGAAGCTACCGAGGCGAATGTGATCGTGGACAACGCAAAGGCCACGCGCAGCCTCGCAGAGCGTCTTTCTGATAGCGGGAGAACCGTCAACGACCTCCTCGACAAAATGCCAACGGCGGGCAAAGCAACGACGCTTTCATCGCGCCGTTATTACGACAAGGAAATTCGCAATGCTTTCGGGGGGAAACTTTGTCGTGAGCTGACTGTGCAGGATGCATCAGATCTCCTTGAGTCGATCAAGGCGCGCGGAAAGCTGCGCTTCGCTCAGGCCGTTCGCAGTCGCCTCATAGGCATTTGCACGAAGGGCGTCGCGCTGGGCTGGATGGACCGCAATGTTGCTGAGATCACGGAGACGTTCAAGGTCAAGGTCCAGCGGAAGCGTCTGACGCTCGAGCAATTCAATGCGATCTTCGAGAAGGCCCCGAAAATCGCCGATTGGCTTCAGGATGCAATGCTGCTGGCGCTAGTATCCGGCCAGGACCGCTCCACGGTTGGCCGGTGGCGGGTGGACTGGACTGTCGGTGACGTAGTAATCGTGCATCGATCCAAGACAGAAGCGAACATCGCGATCCCATTAGCGCTGCGCATGAATGCAATCGGAATGTCGCTCCAAGACGTCATCGATCGATGCATGTCTAGCGGGGTTAAGAGCGAGTTCCTCATTCATCACCGCCGTCGTCACGTGCGCGTATACCCAGGTTCGCACGTTAGATATCAACGGATATCGCACTACTTTTCAGAGGCACGCGACCTGGCCGAAATCACCGGCGAGAATGCGCCGACGTTTCACGAGATCCGAAGTCTTTCAAAACGCCTCTATATGGAGCAGGGCGGCGTGGATACGAAAGCACTGCTTGGGCATAGTACAGATCAAATCGCTGCGCTCTACGCGAATACGCGCGGTCTTGAGCCGATCAAAGTAAAAATCACCTGA